CCGCTAAAACCGACAAGCGCCGTAAACACTTGAAACGACCGCCTTTATGCGCCGACTTAGCGGACGCCTACGCCGAGTCGATCGTTAGCGGAAGCGCCGTGGCTAACCTGCGCATCGTCGATTCGTGCAAGCGTTACTTAGCCGAGCGCAAAGCGCCGGCATCGCATGAGGTGTGGTGGGACGAGCCCCGAGCTGAGGAAGCGCGAGCGTTTGCGCGCCGGTGCGGCCAGGGCGTTGAGGAGGGCGCCGGCAAACCATTGGAGTGGATGCCTTGGCAATGCATGGTGGCGATGGTGCTGCTCGCCAGGCGTCGCGTCATCGGAAAGGTGAAGACAGATACCCCAGCTACCAAGGCGCTGCTGCTAGTTGTTGCACGTGGCAACGGCAAGACGGAGTTCGCAGCGTCGATGATTATGGCGGCGATGCGCGACACCTCGACTAGCCTGGAGTTCTCATCGGTTGCGCCGGATGGTCGGTTGGCGCAGAAGACATTCGAACGCATGGCAACCATGTGCCGGACTCTGGCGCTCGATGACGTGGACAAAGACGAGGAAGGATGGAAGTCATCGGGCGGATCGACACCCGCTCACCCTGGCCGCGTCCGCCACGGCGGCAATCGGTACATATCCCTGCCCTGCAGTGACAAGGCTCTTGACGGTTTGACCACGCGCCTGGTGGTGGCGGATGAGATTTCGCGCATGCCAAAAGCCGTCGGGCGATTGCTGACCGGACTTGCCAAGTTCGCTACGTCGCAACTGTTGGCGATCACCACACCCGATCCGGAGCAGAAGACCACGCCGATTTGGGGCTATTGGCAGGCTTGCGAGGCTGCAATTAGTGACGGAACGCCCTATCCCGCAGGCTGGTGGCCCATGATTTACGGGCTAGACGCCGACGATCAGGCGTCCGATCCTGCTGTTTGGGCGAAGGCACACCCTGGTTTAGGCGTCATTGTTGACCCAACGCAGTTGCAATTAGCCGCCCAGACCATGCTAAACACCGGTGATCCGGTGCAGATTGCTGAGTTTGAGACGCAGTTGGCGTGCAGATATCACGAAATTGCAACCACTGACATTGATCTTGCGGTACTTGAGCGGCAGATGGTGGACTGCGACTGGGAGCGCCTGCGCGGGGCGCCGGCTGTGATCGGTCTTGACCTAAGCCGCGGTGGTTACGGCGCTCAGCTCGACTTAACCGCGCTCACGATCATGGTGGTCGATGGTGGCATCATTCGCGCACGCAACGTGTGCTGGTGGGCCGGCACGGACATCGCGCTCGACGAGAAGCGCTGCAAGAACCCGCTGCAAGTGTGGATTGAGGCAGGACACCTACGCCGCATGCCTGGTGAATGGCAAGATATGTCGATTGTTGAGGCTGAAATCGAGCATTTAATGGCGCTTTATGACGTCCGTAAGATCGGAGTTGATCCGCATCCAGCACAAGCGCGTGATATTCGGAGGTGGCAAGACCGCGGGTGGCCCATCGTTGCGGTCGATCAGAGCATCAGAACCATGGCGCCGGCGTGGAAACTATGGGGCGATTTGTTGAAATCCAAGCAGTTGTGCTACCAAGTTGACCCCGTTCTAGCCTCCGGACTCAACAACGTGCGTTTGATTCGCGACAACGTCGGCAACACGCGACCAGTCAAGGGACGCAGCGCCGGCAACATGGATGTCATCGTTTCCGGCAACATGGCTGCGCTGTTGATGGAGCATCACCAGGTGCGTGAGGCAACCGGACTGAGTACGAGCAGTTGTCCGATCGGGTGAAGTAAGTACTTCACCGTGAAGATATTTTGCGTTTAGGTGCCAAGTCCATAAATCGCTATTGACAGTCCTAGGCGGACTTGTTCCATGCTCTGCGTGAGCATCTTCGCCAGGTTCATGGGATTCAGAAGCGCCACGGTCGTCTACGCACGGCCGGAGCCGCTAGCCGCACCGGCTATATCGTCCCTCCCTGCGGTCGTTCGAGCGACTCAATTGATCTCGGCAGACCTTGCACGGCTACCGTTCCACGTCGTTGATAGCGACGGTCAATTGGTCGACTCGCCGATTACACAACTGATGACACGCGATGCTTCGCGCTGGCAGTCAGGTTACGAGTTCCGACGCTACATCACCGCGTGTGCCCTTGAATCGGGCAACGGTGTCGCGCTGATTCGGCGCGATAGTTCGGGCGCTGTTGCGGAACTGCAACCGATGCCGACGAACGCAATCAGTTCGGAAATGACCGAAGACGGCGTGATCTACAAGCTCGCCGGTACTACGTTGTCCTCCGACCAAGTGCTTCACCTTGGTTGCTACCCCGACCCGCTTCGCCCGGACTGGTTCATTGGGCCGATGGACGCCGCTCGCGCTGCGTTCAATCTTGCTGCAGACCAAGACGCAGCACACTCGGCGCTCATCCGCAGCGGTGGAAAAATTTCGATTTCCCACCCGGGCGCCATGTCCGATCAAACGGTTCAAGCCATCCGCGACGCCTGGCAAACCATGCACGCGACGCCCGATGGCGCATCACGCCCGCTGATCCTGCGCGAAGGCATGAAGGCTGAGAAGATCAGCGAGAGCACAAGCAATGTGCTTGAATCGCGCCGATTCTCCATTCAGGAAGTCGCTCGCGCCTTCGGAATTCCTCCGGAAATGCTGTATCAGCAGGGTGGCGGCGCTCTCGCATCGCAATCGGAAACCGCTCGCGCCTACGTTGACGGCGCACTTGCCCAATGGGTGAGCGCGTGGGAGTCGGAGATCACGCGCAAACTCTGCAGGCCCGGTGAGCATGCACGTCTTGACGTGGACGTCCTGCTACGCGGAAACATGCGGGACGCCGGTATGGCTTTGTCCAAACTGGTGCTCGCCGGGATTATGTCCGGCAACGACGCACGGCACCGGCTCGGCTTGCCTCCACAAGAGGGGCTCGACGATGCCAAGGTTTCCATGCCTGGCGGCATGAGCGCAGTCCAGGGCGACAACGCCGGCGAAGGCAACATGGGGGACGAAAATGCTTGAGATTCGTACAGCCAAACTAGCCATGACCGGCGACAAGATTGGCGGCTACGCCTCGGTCTATGACGCCCCAAGCCACCCGCTGACCATCCGTGGCATCAATGGCGGCAAGCCATTTACCGAACGTGTGGCCCGCGGCGCGTTTGATTCGTCGCTGGGCAACAACATCTCCCTGCTTGTCGGTCACGATTCGCGCGATCTACTTGCCAACACCAAGAGCGGACTGCTGCAACTGCGCAGCGACCAACACGGTCTCGCCTTCGAAGTGACCCTACCAGACACCCAGCTCGCCCGGTCAACGAGGTCGCTCGTAGACGCCGGCGTCTTGTCTGAGATGTCGTTCGGTTTCCAAATCATCGCCGACAGTTGGGTTGGCAACACTCGCACACTCTCGCAGGTTGCGCTGCGGGAAGTTTCCATCGTTGAAAACGGCGCTTATCCGCAGACAAGTGCCGAAGCAAGAACCCTCCAGTCGGGCCTTGCCCGTCTACGTCTGCGTCTAAGGATGCCGCTATGAAACTGTCCGAAATGTTTGAGACCCGTAAGGCGCTCACCGCAGAGCGCGATTCCATTCTCGCCCAGGACACCATGTCCGTCGAAGTCGAGGCCCGTGGCCACGAAGTCGCTAACGAACTCGGCAAGCTGGATGCAGAGATCCGCGCCGCGCAAGTGCGCGAGCGTTTCGCTTCATCGTCTGCCATCGAGAACCTCGGCAAGAAGACCGAAGAACGCTCGATGGACATTCGCGCTTCAAAGAAGTACGAAGAGCAGTTCGTTAACTACCTCCGCACCGGCCAGATGCCCGAGCAGCGCGAACTGATCTCGACCGCGTCAAGTTCGATCTTGATACCTAAGGTGTATCAGGATGCGGTTCTCAAGTACCTCGATGCCAACAGCATCATGCGTAACTTGGCAGACCTCCGCACTGGCGTTCAGGGTTACCAAACCCTGCGCTTCAGCACGCTGAAGACTGCGGATTACACCTCTGCCTGGACGCAAGCCGATACCGGCACGGTTGCTGCAACCGCTGCTGATCCGCTGTTCAAGGAAGTGCCTCTCGCACCAATCCCATGCTTGCCTAAGACCGAAGTGAGTCAGCAACTGATTCTCCAATCGGACGCCGGATTTAACGTGGAAATGGAAGTCACCGAGCATCTTCAGCGCCAGCTGCTCAAGAATTTGGAGTGGGGGTACGTGGCTGGTTCCGGAACGAATGCACCGACGGGCATCTTTACCGTCAAGGCATCGACCGGCGTCACCACCGATATCAACATCGTGACTGCAACGGCCGGAGCCGGACTCACCCGCGCCGCTGCAATCACTGCTGGTGCAACCGTCGCGAAGTTGTCTGAAATGCGCTACACGAAGTTGCCAGCAGCGTATTGGGGATCTGCTTCGTGGATTCTGCCGCAAGACACGTATGCAGCAATTGCCGGTCTGCTCGTGAATAATGTTCCAATCTTTGTGCCAAGTGCCGACGCCGCGCTTGTTGGTGCTGCTCCGTTTACGCTGATGGGGCTTCCGGTGTACATCACCGAGTACCTTCCAGCGCACAACGGCACTGCAACCAGTGGCAAGAACTGCATCGCAGTGTTGGGCAACATCTCCGAGTCGTTCGCCATCCGCGAGTGGGGCCCGGGAATGTCCATCACCCGCGACGAGTTCTCGCTGTCCGGTACTGCGCGTATCCGTTACCAGGGTATGCAGTTCGCCAACTCCGACTTCACCCGCGTCAACGCGCTCGTGCAGTTGCAAGTGACGAACGCCGGTTCGTAATTCTGATCCTCTCATCCTTTGGGTGGGTGGGGCTTCGGCTCCACCCCCCCTTAGCGAGGAACCATGGCTCTAGACCTTGCAAAGTTCCGCAGTTGGGCCCGCATTCCTCACACGGAGGATGACCCGGCTATTGGCATTGCTTGGTCTGCCGCCGTACGCGAACTAGAAGAGCGCACTGGGTGGTGCGTGGAGAGTGTCACCAGGACGCAGTGGGTGCCCTCAGCGCCCTTGACGAACTACGGCGGTCTGTACCTCCGTCTTGAGCGTCAAGGCGATCTAGCCGGCACTACGGCCACCTACAGCGACAGTGCGACAGTGCCCCTCACCGGCACGTGCGCCAAGATCATAATCAACGGTTTGATCTACGTCGATATGGAGATTGACGCCATTACCTATCCGGTTACCTTGACGGTGACCGCCAGTAATGCCGCGTTGAACCCGCTGCTCGAGATGGCGCTTCTGAACCGCGTCGCGCAGAAGGTCGCCGAGCGCGGCGATGACACCAGGGCGCTGGACTCGACCTATTGGGATCGGATCACCGGCATGATGGGTAAGGGGATTGGTTAATGTCAATGGGCCATGTTCCATCCGGAATGATGCGCCTCGTGATGACGGCGCAGAATCCAGTACGCACGGTCGATGCATTTGGCCAGGCGTCTGAGTCCTGGTTGTCATTCGCGACCCTGCCAGTACACGTAGAACTCGCCAACACTTCCGACACCATGGACGATGGTGGCCCTGCGACGCGCACCGATTGGCGCATCCTTGCCGCCTGGCATCCAATGATGTCAAACCGCAGCCGGTTGCTGTGGTACGACAACGGCACCGAGCGCACCTTCAACGTCCGCGCCTGCTGGGATCGCGACCAACGCCGGCGGCGCCTTGAGATTGAAGCGTCGGAGGTGACGCCATGACCGTAGTCAAGGTCACCGTTGACACCAAGGAAGTTCGCGACACCCTGCGCCGGCTGTCACCGCGCCTCAATGAGTCAGTGCGCAAGAAAGCGATCCGCAAAGCCGCCAAGCCGTTTACCGCAGCGCTGAAAGCACTGTGGATCAGCGCGCCGTACAAGGGCAAGAACCCGCACCGTAAGGCAATTGCTTCGGCTACCAAATTGAATTCCCCGAAGCGCATGGGCGGCGAAGGCTCCCCGATCCGCGTTGAACTCGGGATCATCCTTGGCAAGAAGGGCGGCGCCAGGGCAAAGGGCATGCAGTACGTCTACCCCTGGTTAGAAAACGGATTTAAGCACAAGGCATCCGGCAAGTTCATTCCCGGTTCGCACCGGAGCTTGGCGTGGAGCCGGGCAAACGTTAGTGCGTTCATGCAGTCGATTGCTAAGGAAATTCTTGTTGAGGCTCGCAAGATCCTAGGAGCCGCAAATGTCGCTTGAAGCAATCCATAAAGCGATCTACGCAGCGTTGCTAACTAAGCACGATGTTTACGTAGGTATTCGCGTTGCATCGATGGCTACGCCGTGTTACGTCTATGAGTTGACCGGCGCAACACTTGATATGAGTATGGGTGGAGTTGCTGCCAAGAATCATTGGACAATATCGGTAGAAGTGCAAGCCATTGCCGACACCGTGGAAAAAGTAACCGAGTTGGTTGATGATCTTTCAGGAGTCTTCATTGGCCCATATAACGACGTAACCAACCTTTGCAGCATGGTGCTATCAGAATTTAGCGTGGCGTTCTCTGTTGAAACACTTGATGACGGCCGCGAGGACGCAGCGCGTATCGGAACAATCTCACTCACCCTACTTGTCCAGGAGGACTAATCATGGCAATCATCGCAGGCTACGGCGGAACATTTACCCTCGCATTTCAAGGCGCAGGCGCGGCATCCTTCCCTGCTAAAAACATTACTATCTCCATTGCACGGAGTAGTCTTGATGTAACCACCATCGCTGATTTCCGTGAAAAGCGCGCACCTGGTCGATTCTCGCGTACCGCCACGTTCGACATCATGGCGAGTGACTCGACAACGGACAACGTGATCCGGACTCACATGAACCCGACAACCCTTGGCGCTGCAACCATTGTCAGCGTTGCTCTGTCGTTCACCGACCAAGGATCGATTGCTTACACGATGACCGGACACCTCACCAGCGCCACGCGCACGGATGACGGCACCGGCCCGGGAATGTGGTCTCTTACCCTTGAGGAAGCCTGATGCCATTTGACTTGTCTCAACTGATCGCCAAGCCGCGCACAGTCAATGTGCCTGGCGTTGGCGTTGTCATGGTGCGCGAGCCGACCATGGCAGACTACGCCCGCGCACCGGCTGACCCCTATTGGTGGGGCGCTTGCATCACTTGCACCGATGGCAGTCCGTTCGTTGTCAACCACGCCGAACTAGGAAACATCCGCGCAGAACTCTGCTCGGCTCTGCTGGAGGAGATCAATAAACCCACGCGCCCTACTCAAGCGCCGAGCGCAGGCTCTGGCGCATTGCAGATGGGGAACGAAGGATGATGATGCCCGCAGGAATTGCCGCGACCGAACTGACCACCCTTGAGCGGTGCGAGTGGTTGCTCACGGCCTTGGTAGTGAACACGTTGCAGCAACCACCACAGCGCTGCATCCCTTGGCTGAAGAAAGAACACTATGGCAGATAAGAGCATGAAGGCTGTCATCCGCGCCGAAGTTGACCCATCCGGCGTCATCAAGGGTGTGGCTGCAACCAACCGCGAGCTGCAGAAGTTGAACAGCAAGACAAGCGCCATTGCCATTGGTGCATCGTTCAACATGGCGCAGCAGGGCTTCCAGATCCTGATGCATGCGTTCCAAATGATCGACCGCCGAATGCAAGAGATCACCGCGCTTAGTTCGCGGTTCTCGCCCGAAGCCCAGCGCGGAATCATGGAAACCACCATGGCGAAGATCAACGACGAGATCAAGTACGCCAAGGCATTTGGGCCCGACGTAGCCGGTGCGGAGCGTGCGAAACGCTCTGGAATGGAGGCACGAACCGCTACGGATTTAGCATCTGCTGGAAGTGGGCAGATTGCATTTTCCGAATCAATGAAACAATCTGGCCAGACTTTGTTTGACAAGATGATTGATGGGGTGATTATGACATTTACTGACCCAGCAAAGAAATTTAGCACGGCGGGTATCTCGGACGCACTTAGTAACTTTGGCTTAGGTCTTGGCACATCCGGGCAAGAGGCAACCAAGGGCATGAGCGACAACCCGCGCCGTGATGAACAGGTATTGATCGAAATCAATAGAACTCTAAAGGGTGGTTCCTAATGGGTAGTTTCAGCACCATTGAATTGGCAGGCAGTCGCTCTTACGAACTCGGCTCAATCCCGGGTGAGTCATCGATGCAGATCGTTTACCTGGTGAAGTGGACTGCTTCAACCACTGAAACCCCGACGGAACAAGAAGTGTTGGCGGCATGCCCGAAGCCAAATACGCGCATTCCATCCGGCGTCTACGGCGCTTCCGGTTATTTAAAGACTATGGTCATCCGCTCGGTTGACATTCAACCGATTCGCGAACAGGCATACCACTACCGCGTCACTGTCCGCGCTACTACGCGGGAATTTGGCTTCTCAGATCAGAACGACTTCTGTCAGTGCACACGCGCTACGGTGGTGCGTTCCACTGCGCTTTACCGCAAGGGAGCAACGTTCCCAACCAACGGCACCGTAGCGTTTACTGGCGGTGCAGACATTGGTGGTGACAAGGTTGACACCAACGGTAAAGCAAAAAGTTACGAAGTACCGCAGCAACTTGTGACCATTGAAATTCAATACGACCGGACGCTTCCGGCCGGCACTCCGACTGGGGAACCGCCGTGGGCTACGTTCACATCATTTGTGGGCAAGCGTAACAGTGCTGCGTTCCTCGGAGCTCCAACTGGCACGCTGCTGTACCAAGGATTTCAGACAGCGCCAATTGATAGCAACTATTACCGGATGTCTCATACGTTTCTGTACGACGCTTGGTACCACCTTGAGCAGATTCCTGCGCCAAACCCAACCGGCGAACCCATCCTTATTGCCGGCGTAACCATTGGCACGTATCCAATCTTGCAAGTCGCATCTGTTGTGTGGCTTCAGAAATACAGCGACACAACTGCATTCTCTTCCATAATTTCTGCCGCTCAGTTGTCCGCCCTGACCGCACCAGCACCCGTCGCAGTCTAATCATGGCAATCCATAACCCCGTATTCACCTCGAACCTTTATGGCGGCCTTAGCCGGCACGCCATGAACAGTTTTGCGCAGGCAGTACGCCAGGTAAACGCCAACTCCGAAGGCGTGACGTTTAGCCAGGCACAGGTGTTTGAACGTGCGCCAACTAAGTCGGTCTTGGCTTCGATCGAATCTGCCACGCTCTATTCGGACAACCGATGGATGTACTCAGTCAAAATATGGTTCCCCACGCCGATCGGTGGCGGTGGGATCACTGTTCCAACAGCAGACCTAAGTGGGACATACTCCGCCGCGGTGAACCTTCGCGAGTGGCACAACACGCTCAACATCGTTGACGGCATGAATATTTCGGTCACCCCAGCTGCGACCATTGGGCCGGTTGGCAGTCAATACAACACCACCACAAACGTTTGGCCAACCACGCAACTCAGCGCGAAAGTGGAACTGCACATCTGCCACGACAGTGCGGGCGGCGTATTCGCGTACTTCGATCGACCAAACCCAGTGCGATGCACACCCGCGGAGCAATAAAGCATGGCAAACCTGACGCTCGTTACTACAATTCCGCCCCAGGTCATCTGCAAAGGTGAGGTATTCGCCATCTCGATGCACGTCCACGATGACGGCTCGAACCTTCATTGGACAAGTAGCGGATTCACGCCCAAGGGCTACATCACCGTGGGTACGGTCAAACTTGAAGGAACCGGCGCTGTAGTCAACGCTGGCGGTGGCACTGCAACCGTGTCATGGACTGCGGTGCAGAC